AATGGATTACCTGATGCCAAGTGGTCAGATGGTAAATTTGCTAACTAAGGAGAAACAATGCTAACAAAAAAACAAAAGAAACTACCAATGGCTTTACAGAAAGCTATAATGAAAAAAATGAAAAAGACTAAAAAAAAGAAAGCGAGGAAATAATGCCTTACGGAACAGGAACATATGGAGCAAGTAAAGGGCGACCTATGAAAAAGAAAAAGAAAAAGAAAAAAAAGAAGAAGAAATAAATGGTTAAAGTAGCATCTATAAAAGGTATCATTAAAGGATTAAAACCTGGTCAACAAAAGACCATGCGTAAGCACGCTCGACATCATAGCCTTAAACATATGCGATCAATGGCATTATCAATGAAAAAAGGTGCTACTTTTCAAACTGCACACACTAGAGCAATGAGGAGTGTTGGCAAATGAAAAGACGAAGAGTTGCTAGAGATAAAAAAACTAAAGTGCCAAAAAAATATCTTACTGGGTTATCTCGATCTCAAAAAGATAAAAGAGCTAAACTATTAAAACGAATGGCAAAATTATATAAATCAGGTGCTACAATACCTAGATCAATGTTTAAAGCGAGAGTAAGATAATGGCAAGACGACGACCTCTATCATCAAGTGTTTTAACTACATTAAGAAATAAAGCAAAGAAAAGAAAAAATATTACATTAGGTCAATTAAGAAAAGTTTATAGACGAGGTCAAGGTGCATGGCTATCAGGTGGATCAAGACCAAGAATACCTATGTCAGCTTGGGCAATGGCAAGAGTTAACAGTTTCTTGCGAGGAAGTAGAAAACATGATACTGATTTAAGAAGAAAGCGAAGAAAGTAATAATGAAAACTAGTAAAGAAAAATTTGTAGAACTTGATGGTAAAATTAAATTAGTAAATCAAAAATTAGATTTAGTAATTAAAAACCATCTTCACCATATGAAACAAGATATTGACCGAATCTTGTATGGACTAGGTGTTGTCGGACTTCTAGTTTTAGGTCAACTCCTTTACATTCTCACCAATTAGTTGTAAAAGCGTTATATGCGCTATAAACGAATCCTAGTCATAAGCGATATGCATTTGCCATATCAACACAAAGATGCAATAATATTTCTTAAAGAAATTAAAAAAGAATTTAAACCTGACTTCGTTGTAAACATTGGCGACTTATTAGACTTCCATGCTATTAGCATGCACTCACACGATCCTGATTTATATTCAGCTGGACATGAATTAGATAAAGCAAAAGAATATATTCAACAAATAGAAGATATATATCCTGAAGTTATAGAAGTAGATTCAAATCATTCTAGTTTAGTTTATAGAAGAGCATTAAAGTATGGAATGTCAAAACAATTTTTGAAACCTTATGGAGATTTTTTAGGTACTAGAAAATGGAAATGGATTGATGATTTAACTCTTACAATGTCTAATGGACAAAGATGTTTTTTTACACATGGAAGAAGTGCAGATGTTCTTAAAGTATCTCAAACAATGGGCATGTCAGCAGTCCAAGGGCATTATCATACAAAATTTCTGATTAGCTATTGGGCAAATCCTGATAATCTATTTTTTGCAATGAATGTAGGTTGTTTAATTAATCAGAAGTCAATGGCGTTCAACTATGCCAAGAATTTTAAAACAAGATTTATTTTAGGTTGTGGAATTATAATAGATGGTATACCAAAGCTATTACCTATGGTCTTGAATAATAAAGGAGATTGGATTAATAAGATAGTATGAGCAAGTCTAATAAGCTTAAAAACACCCTTTTAAAGAGCCATACAGCCCCTTTAAACAGCGATTCTGCATTTTCTGAACAAGTTGCTGGTAATCACTATAAGAAGCTAAAAATTCAACCTTTGGACTATTCAATGGCTAATGATTTCAATGCTTGTCAAACCCATGCTTTAAAATATATAACTAGATATAATCTGAAATGGAAAGATAAGAAAGATCAGATTAAAGATTTAGAAAAAGCAAAACATGTTATTGATATGTTAATAGAAAAAATTCAGGAGAAGTAATTATGTGGTTGAATTTATTATCGTTAGGTATAAAGACAGGAGCAAAGCTCTATCAAAATAAACAGAGAACAAAAGAATTAATGTCTGATGCTCAAATGCACCATGCAGAGCAGATGGCGAAAGGCGAGATTGAATATAAAGCAAAAGTTATTGAAAGTAATAATAATGGGTGGAAGGACGAATTTGTTCTTATTCTCGTATCTCTTCCTATTCTTTTATTGGGTTGGTCTTGTTTTTCTGACGATCCTGAAATTCGTAATAAGCTAGACACATTTTTCGAATATTTTTCAAACTTACCTTATTGGTATCAAGCAATTTTTATTGGCGTAGTTTCAGCAATTTATGGACTTAAAGGTGCTGACATAATGCGTAAGAAGTAGTAATCAATTTTAAATAATGCTATATCTATCTTATGATAGATGCAGTAATTACAGATTTAGAATTAGAGATAGAACAACCTCATTCAATCTATGGACATTTTGTATCTTTTAGTTTTATAGATACAACGCCATCATTTCCTAAAGTTAATGATATGCTTAAACAAGTCATTGAAAGAGATGATGTTAGTTTAGTAAATTATAATTGGACTACTAGACCAATAACTAAAGATACAGATTTGTCTTATTATGAAATAGTAAAACATTAAGGGCGATTTCTCGCCCCTAATTAGATTAGTTTCTAGTTAACTTATCTGTTGCTAATTGATTAATGGATTCTTGTTTTAGATTCTCACAATAAGAATGTCCATTTTTTGCTTCAATCTTTTTAAGAAGATAATACGCTTTTCTTTTTCTATATTCAGCTCTTACCTTAATATATCTTTCATCTGACCGAACTTTCAATTTAGCTTGACTCACAGATAATTTTTCATTTTCTATTTTTTCATTATGTAGAAAATCAAAGAGTTCATCAACTTGGTCTTTAACTTCATCATATTCTCTTTCTGCTTTTGCAAAATTTTTATCTAATGTATTTAGATAAACGAGAATCATTTCTGAATTAAATACTTTAGGTCTTAACTCTATGTATTTATCTAATGAATCATTACTCATTAATCGCCTAATTGATTTTCAAGTTCTTCAGGATCAAAATCAGTAGCTGGTCTTTGTGACCATTCCTGTTCTGATTGAGGAAGTTGATCGTCCATATCATTATTTTGTTGATATGATTGTTTAGGTTGATTGAAAGATGGATTCTGCTTTCGCTTATCATAATAAGGAAATAGCTTCCATTCATTTGTCTTGCCTTGATAATAACCTTTTAATACTAGGTTTTGATTATTCAAGGTAACAACTAAAATACAACCATCTTTTTTTGTAGTCGTTAGTTTAGCTGATCCACCATTACTATCAGAGCTGTTATTATTATTATAACTTCGTTTCTGATATTGGTTATTGTACTGTGCTTTATTATATTGCATCAGATTCTCCTTTTTTTTGTTGTTTATTTATATTTACTACTTTCTCTTTGCTCACAAATCAACTTAACTCCAAGAAAAGTATTAAATAGTTTTTTGTTTAAAGGAATAGGAGCAATCTCAACTTTATTATCTTTTTTGCCTGTTCTTAAGCAAAAACAAGATGAAATTTTTCTTCCTGTTTCCTCTTCATATGCTTGTTTATAAGCATTTGCTTGTAAAACATATCCGAAAACAATCTGATTAGATGTTTTCAAATCTATTAATACAAACTCTCCCTTATCGTTTTTTACAACGAGATCAAGAGTTCCAACATAACCATATTTTTTGCTGAATAGTTTTTTTTCTATATCAACTACTTTATAGTTTTGTTGATTCCACCAATCTAAAAATAGATTCCAACAATTTACAACTGCTGGATCAGATTGATTAGGAATTTCTTTACCATTAATAAAATCTTCAACAAGTCCATGAACTACTGTTCCTACTAAAGATGCATCATCTGAAACATTATCTGTATGACACATAGATTCTTTATAAAGTCTTTCTAATTTGACTCTATCAAGTTGTTCATTATCATCTAAAACTTTATTAAGTTTTTTTTTATATTCTATCATTGGTGTAACTCTTTTCCACCTTTCAAGACCAGGTTTTACGCAACCTTGACCAATTAAAGTTGTAGCTGAAAAATACTCACTTCCATTTACATAATATTTATGAGCTTCTTCATCAAATTTAATTGTTATTTTACCATCATATAATTTATGATATGTATACATTTTTCCTCCTAGTTAAGTATAGAGTGTCCTCTATTTTTTAAGCATTGTCTATATAAATGTTCGTGTTTTGTATCAGCTGTTGGTGATTCAATCCAAAAAACAATATTACCTATAAAAGATGTATTGTTATCTGCTAATGTTTTACAATGTTGCAAATCATTAGTTATTTCATCTGATTTAGATTTATCAAAAGTACCACTTCGACCAGCTGTATCAACGATAGGTTTATACGCACAATTTGTTACGAATATTAGTAAAAATATCCACCTCATTTTGTTTCCTCCTTTCCTCTTTTAGTTTGATTTTATATTCCCTTATAGTGTTAGCTTCGATTTTAGGCATAAAAGAATACACCTCATCAAAGTATGGATTAGTATCTCCGAATGACCATCTTCTTCGTTTAGATACTTTTGTTATTAAGTTTAATCGCTTTTCTTTTATCTTATCGCTCTGACTCATAGTATTATAGCTCCCATAACAAAACCTAGTACAAAAGCAATTATTGATATAACAATCTCTGTTCTATAATAAAGACTTTTTGTAGCTAGGTCTTGTTTCCATTTTTTATTATTGATAAAGAATTTACCTAAAATAATCATCTTTCTACTTCGATAAATTCTACTGTTAATTTAACCTTATGATCAAAATGTTCTATTGATTCACTATAACTTTCTAATAAAGGTATTAATTTTTTAAGAGTAATACCTTGTGAATTAAAGTGATGTTCAACTTCTAGCTTTTTTGATTTCTTACCATCTTGATAAGGTTTGTTAAGTGTTACTATATCTGCTTCATCTAAATAAAATGTCATAATGATCTACACTCCTCTAATGTTTTTTTATTTGATTCAAAATACTTATCCCTTTCTATTTTATATATTAGTGGGGGACAAATAAGTCTATTGTTTCCAGCACCTTCAAGAACTAATGGATATTTTAATCTTAAATTGATTAATTCATTAATATCAACATATCCATATTCTTTATGACTCATACAACATAAGCCAAAAGCGATATTCGTTTCAGGATTTAATTCTGAAAGATACCAAGTTTCATTACCAATAGGATTAAATAATTTAACAACTACTTTAAAAGATTTAGTTCCATCTTGTTCTTTATGATTTTTAACTAATCTATCAAAGATTGATTTTGTAAATAATTTCATCATTCCTCCTATATTTGTGATGATTTGAACTTACAATTTAGGAAATCTGTAATCTCATAATTTTGTCTATATATGAAATTGATTGTAGTATTTCCATCTCTTTGTATTGCAGTCACTATCTTATTCTTTTCAGATTGATATAATTCAGGGGTTGCTTCTGAATATTGATCTAAAAATTGAGATAGATTATCTGATTCAGAATCTCCATTAAATATTTTGATTCTGCCATTTAGATAAAATGTAGTAGTTACTTTTTTCATTAGTTATACTCCTTTTTAAATATTTTTTTTAAGATAATAATTGCATCACTTATTTGTTGTTTACGATTCAAATAAGTTTTTTTATATCCTCTATAAACAGGGATCATTTTTTTATGATGTGTTTTATTACCTTTGATGCTCCAAGGACCATAACCAATACAATTAATCATTTTATCTTGCCTTTGTATATCTGATAAAACTAATTTTAGTTCTTTTTGAGCTTGATCTAGTAATTTAAAAACAAGATTTTTTTTCTGTATTTTTTTCACTCTAAAATTTCTTTTAACAGTGAAATATATCCATTGATTAACCATTATTTATCCTCCGATTTAAGTTGTATTTGTGATTGATGAAAAACAGGGTAGCTTCTAAATTCAGAATCATTTCCTAAATCTTGTACTACTCTTGTTAATCTAGCTACTGCTTTTGATCCTTTGATAACTTTTGCTCCCATCTTTCTAGCTTGATTGAATGTGCAAAAACCACCTGTCATTTTAGTAGCTTCTAATCTTTCAAGATTTTTTCCCTTAAAAGATTCTTTAGTATATAAGTTATAATAACTCATAGTTTCCTCCGATTTGTTTATGTTCATATAAAAAGGTTATCAAATTTAGAATCAAAGAAAAGCCAGTAAAAACTCAATAAAATCAACGCTTTTAGTCGTATTTTTTCATCTAATAGTGGAAAAACTAATAAAAAACCAAATCAATATATAGTTGAAATTAATGATAAAATTTTTTATAGATTGCAGATAATGTTTAAATCGGTTAGTTATAACTTTAGTTCAGATTTTTTTCCCTCTTTTAGAAAACGAATCTGTTCCCTTCTAGGAATGGGGCGAGTTTCCGATTTCTCGCCCCTCAACAATCAAAAGGAAATAATATGCAAGAACGATTACAAATAGCTCAAATGCTATATGCACAAAGAATGCTTAAGAAAAAAACTCAAACACAATGTGGACAGAAACTAGGAGTCACATTTCAACAATTTCAAAAATACGAGAAAGCAGATAATGGAATCCCTAGTACAAAGTTATTATTATTCTGTAAAAAGTTTGGAGTTAAATTATCGGAATTTCAAGATGGCGATCCTTATTCAGTGATAGAAGCTGCACCTATTCACCCTATAAAAAAGGAAGAGTGTTTTGAAAGGTTAAGTCAATTAGAGACAAAACTAAATAGAAAGGAACAAGATGATAAAAGTAGAAGTGAAGAAAGTATGGCTGGGCAAAGTATCAGTTAGAGAACACATCTATAAAAAGGCTTTGCGTCTTAAAGAATCGTTAGGTATAGTGCATGAAAAGGAATATATGTTTATACCTTACGCAAATTTAAAGAAAGCTAGAATCTATACTGATCAAGTTTTTAAATCTCGATTCAATGATAAAAGTTATAGATTAATAGATTTTGAATGGAAACCTTGGAAACCTGAAGATAACAATCAAGGTAGGTTAGTATGAGTGATTTTATAGATATTCCTCAAGATGATGAGACTCAACAACCAACTCCTGAAGAACATTATTTTTCTCGATCTAAAAATCAATGGCTTATGGTTTCTGATATGTCAGATATGCATGTTAGAAGAGCATTTAAAAGATTGTTAAGAATGATTAGATTAAATCAATTAGTAGAAGTTGAAGATGTAGCTAAAAATACAATCTATCAAGTAAAGATCACAGAAGAACTTAATAAGATAAAAGTACATTGTGATGAAATAAGAAAGGTCGTTGATGAATAAGAAAGAATGGGAAAAGCATAGTAGATGGCTCGATCAATTTAGAGGAACTATTATTTATGATAATGGAGAAAAAGATAAAAAAAAGAAAAAAGACATCAAAAAAACCAAAAGTAAAAAAAATAATTAGTGGTTATTATTTTGATGGAAAGAGATCATTAACTCTTTATGAAAAAAGAACACAAAAAGCGATTTGATCAATTAAAACAAATAGGTTGTATCGCTTGTAGAAGATCAGGTAAATTTGCTGATCCTGTAATACATCATATTAGGAAGCATACAGGAATGTCATTAAGACCAAGCCACGATGATACAATTCCTTTATGTCCTATACATCATAATATGGGAAATCAGTCAGTTCATCTTAATAAGAAATTATTTGAGTCTTTGTTCGGAACAGAGCTTGAATTATTAAAAGAAACTAATATGGAGATAATAAAACTAGAAAGGACGGATATATTTTATGGAGGAATCGAAGAATAAGTTTCACGCATTACAATTATTTACAGATACTTTTGCGGCAGAAACAGTACATCTTACAAATGAACAAGTAGGAATTTATATAAGATTACTTTCTTTTGCTTGGACTAAAAATGCAAAACCATTTAAAACAGAATCAGCTTATCGAATATGTCAATGCATAGATGATAATTGTTGCATTAATGTCTATGAAGTTTTACAAGAATTTTTTATTTTAGAATCAGAAAATGAAGAAGATAGAAATAAAAATACTTGGACTCATAAAAGATTAACAGCAGAACATGAGTATTTAACAGCTAAATATAAGAAAAGATCGGAGTCAGGCAGAAAAGGTGGTCTTGCTAGAAGCAAAAACCAAGCACCTATACCTATACATATACCTATACCTAATAAGAATATATATGATCCTCAATTTGAACAT